GATTAGAGGCAAAATGATTAGCCAGTGTAATAATATGATCGTCAGAAAGATCATTTAAGTACATTACAATATCTTTTTGTATTGCATCTAAATCACCTTGTGCTAATTCAGATCTATTTTCTGGATGTGTTGTTTTGAATGTTGTCATTAGAATTTAAACTCTGCGAATGATTTTTTAGGTAGTTTTTTCTCTTCTTCATTATACTCTTCCTCTTTTTTGTTGTCAAGTATATCGTCTTGTGCCTGTTGTTCACAATCATATAATCTCATCTTTGCACGATCAACTCCAACAACAAACCTCTTATATATGGTCGGGTCGTTGTAACGATTTTTAAGTTGTTTAACCATTATTTGATTTAACGTCTCAAGTTCCTCCGTACTAATGAGAGCGAACATAAGATCAGCAGTGGCAGGGAGACCAAAGGATTCTGACGTATCAGTAAGGTCAATATCACTACTACTAAAACCAGAACGAGTCGTCTGAGTGGCGGAGACGATAGGTACATTAGCCTCAACTGCAAGACCACGGAGTTCTTCAGCAATCGCCTTAATATAGGAATACGAGTTGACATTGTTATTTGTACGATAACGAGATGATGCACATATATTCAAATAATCTATGAATATAATATCAGGAGTAAATGATTTTTTCAGTGCGAGTTCATTTAATAATGATTTAAAATGACCTGAATGTGCTGATGCAGTAGGATACTCTTTAATTATAAGAGTTCCTTGTGTTTTCTTTGTAAGATTATTTACCTTACTTTCAAACATAGGTTTGGGAAGTTCAGTTATATTTTGTATATTTACATTCAATAAGTTTGCATCAATTCTTTCTGCAATCTTTTCTTCTGCCATTTCAAGAGTAATGTATAAAACATTCTTACCATCTAAAAGGACAGAACTAGCGTGATGGCACATAAAAAGAGACTTACCCACACCAGTACCCGCAAGTGCAATATTAAGCGTTTTGTTTGGGAGACCTCCCTTTGTAATTTTATTAAAGAGTTCAAGGTCGAATTGAATTCGACTTTCTTTCCTGTGGTATGATTCGTATCTTTCTTCATAGTCTTCCAAATAATCGTGACCTATATGATTATCGAAAGAAACAGCCAGAGCATCAGACAGAATGCTAGGAATAGCATCCCTTCCTTTTTTGTCATCTTGTCCATCTGCTAATACAATCGATTCCATAAGTGCCAAGTATATAGCACGATCACGACACCATTTCTCAGTTGAATCAAGTAACCATTGATTATCTATAGGTGCATCATCAAATGTTTTTGTAGTATCTCTTGCTTCTTTTATTTCTGTTTCCGTTAAGTCAGTACGATTTTCTATTTCAATATTAAGTGCTTCAATTGAAATTGCAGAGTCATACTTCACAATAAATTGTGTTATCTCTTCAAATATTATCTTTTCAGTTTTATTCTCGAAATAATCTGGTTCTATAAATGGAATAACTTTTCGTGAGTATTCTTCATCAAAAATTAGATTACGAAGAATGGTAGTTTCAATTCTTTCCATAATGAATGTATGTGCTCATAATATACTTAGAATCATTTTTTGGTGGTAATCCTGTATGTGGATATTCCCAAGTTGGAGGAAACACTATTACTCTACCAGAGACTGGTTGAATATTCAAGTTATGTGAAGGAAACAAAGTATTTCCATCATTATCATTCAAATAAAATAAAAATGCAACTGCTCTCAATGACGAATTGTAGTCAGTGACATCAACATGCTCATCAAATTTTTCATTACCATTATTATAATATCTCTTAATTCTAAACTCCTCTAATTCTTTTAATGGTGGAATATATTTTGATTTTACATCTTTCTTATATTTTTTATATACTTCTGCCAGATAAGGTATTAGTAAACTAACTGTTTTTTGAGATAACTGATTAAGATTTAATTGAGTGAAACAAGGACATCCATCATAATCAATATATTCATGATACTCTGTATTTTTTTCAAATAAATCTAAAAGTTTTTTACAAGTAGAAGCAGGAATTATATTATCGTATACTTTAACCATATGAATATTCTTCTTTTGCAATATCATCTAACTTTTGCATTACTTCTTCCGTAAAATACTTATCTGGATTTTTATATATTTCTTTCGCATATACTTTTTTTCCATCCATTTCATATCTACCCGCAACATTTTTCCAGAGACCACCTTTCTCCCCTAAGTCTAAAAGACCATAGTATTTGTCAAGTCCTCTTTCATCATAATAAAGACGAACTTCAACTTCTTTATTTTCTTTACTTAGACGTGATTTATGAGTCTTTGCCTTGATAATGTTTCCAATGACATCTTTTCCGTCTTTTTCTTTCTTCTTGGTAAGATAGATGATTGTAGATGCAGCATACTTGAGACCGCTGCCTCCTCCCATTTCTTTAGTTGGGACGTAAGATCCGATAACGTCATAGGTGTGATTAGTAACAATAAGTGGAATGTTTGCTTGACCAAGTTTAAGTGTTAGCATTCTAAATGCTCCTTTGACAAGTTGAGATTTGGTCATATCTCGAACCATCTTATCATTTAATGCGTCGGTAATTTCTTTCTCAGTTGAAAGCATACCTAAAGAGTCTAACACAAACATACAAGGTTTGCGATTCTCTTCATCTGTCTTAGAGTATATATCTACTGCCTTAAGTGCCTTACCACGAAACTCTTCAATTGTTACGACATTGACAACAACTAACCGTGTTAGGTCAACCCCACGAGACTCAAGTAGTCCTTTGTTGACAGCAGCCTCGGTGTCAAAATAAAGGCAATAACCATCAGGGTTATTATCCAAAAAGTTTTTGACAACAGCCAAGGAAAAATAAGTCTTTCCAGTAGAGCTTTCACCAGCGATGGCAGTAATCTTATTACTAGATACACCACCATAAATGGAACCGCTAACCACTGCATTAAAGATGTGTGATCCTGTGTCGATGAATCTTTCTGTTTCATCTATGTCCTGTGCAACTTTTGTAAAATCATCTCCAATCTCTTTTACAATTTCTTTCAAGAAATCCATTCTTTACCCTCTTTACGATGATGTACTTCAACATAGGATTGACACTTCGGACAAGATAGATTAGTTACGAAGTCATATGCATGGTCTTCGCCATAGAACTCTTCTTCTAAATCGTGGTCTCCACCCCAAATAAGTTCAGTACCACAGTGCCAACAATCCATTTTATTTTTATTATACTATTTTTATTTCAATTCGTCAAGGTCAAATAGTTATTCCTTTGTCTCTTAATATCTTTTTATAAGGTCCGTCAGGGTTATTATCTCTGACATCTTTTACTTCTTTCAAAAGATGATACAATCTTGCATCTCCTCCAAGAGAAAGAGCCTTTACGATTGTTTCTAAATCGTTATCATTAATAGGTAATTCCATTAGGAAAAAAATAGTTCTAAGTTTACAGTTTTTTCAACATTCCACCCAATTGCATCGAGGATTGCTTTAAGTGGTTCAACAAAACTTTTGTCAAATTGTAAATCGTAATCAACATACTTCTCAAGTCCAAGTTCTCTCGGAAAGTCTTGAATGAATGATATTACATTCTCTTGAATGATATTTGGTTTCTGTAGGTAAAGAAATTTGACTTTCTCTCCATTACTGATGAGTGAATATTTATTATCCAACTTTTTCGCTTTCACATAATGATTAAACAATAATGCACCCCGTATATGTATAGGAGTTCCCTTTTCATAAATTGTAGAATGTGCTTTATACTTCTGTACATTTGATGCAGTGCGAGGAAAAGCAATCTCTTCTGGTGGTAGTTTTTTGAATTGTTTTCGGGACTCATCAATAAAATCTATCACATCTTCTTCTGTTCCATTCATCATTAATTTAAGTGCATTCTTAATAAGTAAACGACAAGGTGCAGGAGTTGATGACTTCACTGCTTCAATACCCATCATTTTCAGTTTGGGTTCATCATATCGAACTCCCTCACTATCCCATACGTTTAAAATATATCTTTTCTTTGCTGTCCATATACCTGATGAAGCGATATTCTCTCGCTTCATTATCATCTTCTGTTCATATGCATTGATGTACCCTGCCAGTTCTTCGTAAGAACGCGAAATAAAAGGTTCAAGTTCCACTTTACAGATCTTATCAAGGAACCTGACAACGCTTTCATCAGTTTTCTCTCTCCCCTTGTATACACCCTCGACCAGAGGACCAAGATTAAGATAAATGGAATCGGTATCAGCAGCAATAACATAGTCGGTCTCCTTTGTTTTTAGCGTCTTGTTTAGAAACGCATTCATTTTGTTCTCTATCCATCGGATTGAGACTTGTCCTGAGAGTGTGATCGCTTCAGCGTTCGTAAGATTGTAGTATCTGAAGTATTGGTTACCGATAGCACCGTAGGCAGAGTTAAGTTGAATCTTTCTTGCCATTTGGATGTTGTTGAACTTTGAGATGTCTCGTTTGAGTTGTTCGGTTGGTTGTTTTTCATACTTCTGCTTTGAGAGTAACATCTTTTTCTTGTAGATGGTGCGTTCATCATAGATTGTCTGCATCATCTCAGGCAAGAATCCATGTACGTCCTTACGATACTGAGCACCGTTAGCACATACTGTATTGTCCTTATTTATTTCTATCTGTCTATCAAGTATTCTATCAACAGTTGCTTTTGGGTGCTTTTCCTCACATAATGTTTCTGGAGAAATATTGTACTGCATAATAAGATGAGGATATAGACTATTCAAGTCAAACGATACCACCCAATCATACTTACCAGGTATCGGTTCTTTTACATATGCACCTGCATACTTCTCATTCTTCTTGGCACCACCCTTACGAGGTGGTGGTACAATGTTTTTGTCAGCAAGATAATTGAAGATCATTGTATCCCACATTCTTACCTGTGAATACACGTCTTCAAAGTTTGCTTTGGCATCATATGCCATTGTGATTGCTAGTTCTAGCAACTTCATCTTATCTTCAAGACGGTCAATCAACTCAACGTCTTGGATGTTGTACTCCATGAACTTCTGCCAATCCTTTGTGTAGAAGTC